GTGTTTTATCTATACCAAAAAAACGCCCACCTTTAGATAAATTACACTTTTGGCATAAAGTCTGTAAATTGCTGTCACTATCGCCACCCCCAAGCCTTCTTGGAATTATATGGTCGATATGTAACTTTCCGTTATCTTGTCCGCATTGTTGACAGCAATAACTATCTCGCCTAAGTATGCGTTCTCTTATCTTTCTCCATTGACTTGATGATCCATTATCAACAGCTGAAACCATTAGTGCCACCCCTTGTCTTTGAAGTGTTTCCATGATAAGCACCAATCGCCTTTATATCTATGAGCGATGTACCGGATACCCCAATCTATTTGAGTGTAACCATCTAAGTGCTTTAGCTTCTTGTTACGCAGCTGTGGGATTCCGTAATGACTACCGTTAACAGCTCTCGAATCGAACTTAGATTCTTTCATGTATAGCTTATAAGCGCATTGGTATTGGCTATCACTAACTACTCGACTATGTAAGTAAAGCTTGTAGTTATCTTTAGATGTTGTATTACTAGCCCATGTAGGACTCGGTATAGCCCACGCTAAACATAGTACGCCCGATAGTAGGACTCGCCGCGAGCTCGCCCCCTGTGGGGCTCTCGTCGAGAGAGTTGATCGTACCCGTTTAGTCAAATACCGCGCAATAGTGAGCGTGATCTTGGGCGATTCCCACAGGCTGGGGATAACTTTTCTAATCTGTGGATAACTATTCATCGCAGCCATGGGCTTCGTCATAGTTAAACGAGCAGTAATAACAGCCCATATCATCGCCGCATTTGCGACAGGTATATTTGAACATAATCTCATTACAGCATAAAGCTAGGAAGCTGCTCGAGCTTATCCGGTAATGCTTGTTATCGAACGGCATTAGTCCTCATCTCGTATAGCTGCCACGATTCGCTGGACTAACGTGCCCTCAGCTACGTTTCCGCAGCGTTCGCATATATGTAGCGGCAAGAATTCCGCCTCGACTTGACGTGCGATTACTTCTCTTAGTTCGGCTAATACTGTTCTCATATGTGGATTGCTCACTTCTTATCCTTTCCCCAACCTGTGCCGCGAAAGATAATCGCTGGCGCACTAAATACTCTTATCATTGGATAACTACAACATAGGGGCGATAGATCGCCGTTACTTGGTATTGAGTGATTCATTTCAAGCTCGCCGCCGCATTGGTCGCAGCGATACAGGTAACTAGGCATTAGTAGTCCCGACTAAGCAAACGCCCATCGTTCCGCAGACCGTACACTCGAGCGTCTTAACGCCCGGCGGAAGTAAGTCGGTCACTATGCGTTCGACCTGTAACGTTTCGCGCTTACAGCGCCTACACTCAAATTTCAATTTGTCCATAGTTGGACTCCTTTAGATTCTCCATAGAATTTAGATTGTGCTGACTGACCCACCAGGATTCGGTTTTATCATGCTTAAACCTAGATGTTTTAGCTGCTCTAATTGGTATCCAGCCCTTAACGTAATAAGTCGGTGATTCTCCTACGACTAGAACGGCTAGATCCTCGGTGCGATCTCTTGGCTGTAAGATCAAATGACCATCTAGCCAGCGCGTATGTTTGATTTCTATGCGGTTGCCGATGTCTGCTCGAATTTTGAACTTGTCGAGCTCGATCTTAAAGTCCTTAATGCCAAAGAACTTAGCAGCTGCTATCTCAGCCCCAAATGCCTCAGCTGTACGCTTTATCGAGTCGTGTATGTTGCCGCGCATAGCTTGGTCATGGAAATAGAAATTTTCCTCACCGCGAAACTCACAGGTAAAGGCGGCGGCTGCCGCTTGAACTTCCTCGTCGCGTGTTAGCGTGATTTTGTTTATTCCCATGTCGCACACGTCCGGTTATTGTCCGGGCAAACCCAGCCCTTATAAGGCTTTCCAGTTTTTCCGACTCCTTCTTTACGAATCATTACGCCATGAGCACAAGATCGCCCGGTAAGGATTCCGCCAATTTCGGCAACAGCTTTAGTCATGTCCCAAGGATCATAAGAGCCATTAGGTATCACTACGTTGTTATCTTTATCTAGGACTATTGGAGCTGTAACGACTGGACGTTCAACTCGCTTCATTTCCTCAAACGACGGGCGATTTTGATTCTCGCTAAACTTGCTTAGCCCGCCGGTATGTAATGCGCGCCCGATTGCTGAGGTGCTGCCATTTTCAAGCGGAAAGCGATTAGCGTTTGATCTGATTTCCTCGGCGAAATCTGTCGCGAAAGGTAACTGGTCGGTTACCTCTTTATAAATATCAGTCTGGACTATGTAGCGAGTCCCGTCCTGAAATACGATCTTTACGTCGATTCGACCGTTTGGATATTTAGCCCAGAACTTTTCAATTCGCTCAGCTACGGACTCGTAGCCCTCTAGTGGGATCGCCATTAGTAGCTTCTCAATCGCTCAGTAGCGGCACGAAGTCCAGCGGCTCGACCGCGGTTAAACCCGTCCTTAACGCCCTCTTTGTAACCGATAGTCCAGCCGACTAAAAACCAGCCGACGCTTGCGAGTAATACAGCTCCCGCCATTTCCAATACTGTAAACATGTTAGCTCCCGATTCCGGGTGCGACTTATTCGCTCCCTAGTTATAGGGTGAACTAAATGTCTGACAATTACAAGCCTTACGCCTAACTAACGGCGTGTCGAATTGCTTATGAGCAAACTGTAAATTTCGTCAACCCGCTTTTCGAGGCGCGAAACCTGATCCTTAACGCTTGATCCAGAATTAGGCTTAAGCTCACTCAGGTAATACTTGACTAAATGCCTAACTCCTGTAAGAAACGCAACTAAGAGCGTGACCGTAGCCACGCCCATAGCCGCCCAATCGTTTGCGTTCACTTAGCCTTTGCCCCGAACGAAACGTCTTTGGGATTCGAGTAACGCATTAGAACCGGCACGATCCCAGCAAATAAGCCCCACGCCAATTTTTTGGGATCAGTTTCGCCAGTCATGTAAACCGCCAGCATACCCGCAATCGCTGAACGACCGTAACTAGCGCCTATAGCCTTTAGCTCTTTCATTACTTTTCTCCTAACCCTAGAGCCTTGATTAGCTCTAAGACTTTTTTTGGGCTCACGTTGATTTCAAAATGCTGTTCGTCAGCTCGATTTTTATAGTCGCCACCCCAAAATAAACCGTACTTTTTAGCGAGCGCCCGAATCATTGGAACCTTTTCGACTGGGAACGTGCCAATCTTTCCAAGCGGGTGTTTGGTCGCGTTAAGATCGATCGCTGTTCCGCTTGAGTGATTGCTTAAACGATCGGTTGAGCCTCGAACCATGCGAAACGCATAACCCCAATCGTCGAGCTGACCACCATCGAGCGGCTCGATTAGCTCGTTGAACTCTTTACAGAATCCCACGATTAAGGGTGCTACAGCTTCGGCGCAGCGGATCTTTAAATGAGTCCCGGGTATTGCGTAGGACTTAATTCCGATTTCGGCTTGATCCTTTGAAGCCGTCCAGCCGTTATAGCTCGTCAGTTTCATTTAGGCTCGCTAGGTATGCTTGATAATCTGGATTTTCTAAATCGGCTTGAAAAGAAACATAGTTACCGTCTAGCTCGTAACTGATTATCTCTTTACCAAAGACATTAGTTTCGACTGTGTATTTTATTGGCATTTTATAACTCCGAACTAAATGAGAGAGATGAAGTAGCGTCAACTAGACCGAACGCAAATGAAGTACCCGCGCTGCCAGCTGATTCCGTAGTATTTTTAATAATTGCTGCCATAGGCGATGAAGCCGATAAAGTCATGCTATTAACATAATCCGCACCGCCATTTATGTATGAATAGAACGAACCAGTTGAAGCAAATGTCGGTTTGATTCTCATAGTGACTGGGAAAGTTATAGAAACGTTCATTTCTGAATTCGTTTGATAGAATCCCTGTAATGTCGCTTCGAAACCTGTTGCGTTACTTGCTCGATAATAATAACGCTGGCATAACGCAAATTCTCCACCTAACGAACCGCTTGCGGTTTGGAAACTTGTCGCAGTTGATCCCGCTTCCATTTGGATTCCCCAAATATCAAATGTATTTGATTGAATACCCATTGAACCAGTACGAGCCGCAAAACTTGAACCAGCTGAAACCCAAAATGAAACTTGTAAAAATGAAGTATTAGCAGTCGTTCCGATTGTTTTTCCGCTTATTGATGGAACGTTTACGGTAACGGAATAACGCGCCCATGAAGTCGAAAGCGTGACTTGTCCCGCGTCGGTGTTAACTGTTGCCGATGGGCTGCCACCTGTGCCGAAATATTGTGTGATTTCGGTTGAAATCTTAGGTGTTCCGCTGGCGGCTTTAGCCCAAAACGAAATCGTAACCGTTTGTCCTGCGTAAGTTCTTACGTCCTCTAAAACTTGAGTTTGGAAAGTGTAATCGGTTGACGCGGATTGACCAGTCGTAACTATTCGCGAAAACTGGACGGCTTCGTAACCGCTGACTGGAGCCGCGCCCGGTGTAAATGCTTGTAGCGAATAGGTCGATGTTCCGCCCGCATAGAAATATTTAAAACGATCCGCTCCAAAACTTCCCGAAGTCGTGGTGCTCGTAAATGCTCGCTGATTGACGAAAAAATCACCGTTAATTATTTTATTCTTGCCAGCGTAAAACTGATTAGTTGCGCCGCTTGATGGTGTTGCCCATGATGGGACGCCAGCCGCTACGGTTAAAACTTGACCAGTTGATCCAATTCCTAAACGTGTTACAGCACTTGATCCAGTTGCGTAAATTACGTCGCCCGCTGTTGTAACTGTTGACTTTGGAACGGCGGCAGCTGCTAAGTCGTAAGCTGATTTTGTAGCTGTCGGAGTTGACGCCAAAACGCTTGAAGTTGTTGAAGTTGAATCGCTAAGTTGAACAACGCCTGACGCGCTTGTCGAAGCTGCGTCCACGCCGATAGTTACTGAACCGCTTGAGCCGCCGCCTGTAATTGGGCTAGTTACCGCGATGTTTGTAATATCGCCGACGTCATTAGTGATCCATATAAAATCCATGTCTGTATTTGAAGCCTTAGACAGGATTTGACCGCTAGTTCCGCCCTTGAGATCAGCCATTGAAGTATCGACCGCCTGACCAAATACCTCAAAATCAGCTGGTAAATCGGTAACTAAGTCCGTCGGCGTTGGCATTTGCCAGCCGAAGTTACTCGTTGGGTTTGTCATGTTTTCTCCTTATGCCACTACTAGCGCGGTTTCCCACGTTAGCGATCCGGTTATAGTATTCCACGATTCCGCGATAGAAACTTGCTCCCACTTCAAAGCTTGAAGTGAATAACTTATCGGCGAAAGATTTAAGGTAATAGCAATTTCGTTATAGGCAGCCTTAAACGACCAGCCCTCGACGAATCCTAAGA